CGTATTACTCCCGGTAAATCTGAGTGCCATTAGGCGGCGTCCCGCAACTCGCAGGAAAGCAAATAAGCGTCACCCGTCGCCGTGTCGCTGGCAGCATCCCTGGTCACGCGCAGCCGGAAATAGTCTGCGGCAGTTAGACTGTCATTGTTAGTTAACGTGACACTCACTTGGTCGATATAGCCAGCCGTTGCCGGAACAGCCGTGTTGTCAGTGGAGTTGACCGTAGCGAAACTGTCGCCAGCATCAAGGTCGGTTGCATCTCCGTCAGACACCGCTTCGAGTGATACGTCCCAATCAGTATCGCCGCTAGTGGCACTTGCCATCATGTAGGTGATGACAGCCGTTAGCGCGCCAGTCAGACCTTGTGGCGCAACGGCTGTCCATTGCGCGCTCTCGTTTGTTGCGGCGTCGTAAGCCAGAACAGGACGTGCGTTGACTCTGGACAGAGGCGCAAAGTTAGTGGATGGAAACTCTGCTGATTGCGGAGTAAAGATCAATCTCGTTGCCATGATTAAGCTCCGTCCACATAGCGGCGTTGAATCACGTACATCAACAGGCGAGCTTTTTGCGCTGTGGTTAGCGCGCCCCGCGCTGGCTGCGGAATCGCCGTGTTAATCGCCGACGCGTTACTGTTGAGGAACGTGTCGAGGGCGTCTACCGCCGCCCGCAAATCAGCTTTGGTAATGCCCACCGGCTCGCGGTCGTTGCTGAATTGGCGCATCGCATCGGCCCATACTTCGCGCCGTGAATCGTCGCTAAGAATCGCCATTTATCCCCCGTATCCATGTGGAGCGCCAGCGCTAAGAACAAAAGCTGCCAGCGCCGCCGCCGCCAATCCATAGGAGAGTAGTTGCTTCATGCTGAATAAACTCCGTTGAAGGTGATCATCCACAATCGCCGCCCTGCTACCGTGTCATAGTTTGCACCGAGTAGCAGTTGTGCAACTACAGCTTGTCTCCCAGATGGGCTAAAACTAATCACAGTAGAAACACTATTCTCCGCCGTGTACTCTGGAAAGTTCGCCGTGTTAAAGTGTGTCAAGACGCGCCGCTGTGTGCCATCTGCTTTCATGATCACCGCTTCTGATTGCAAATCGGTTAGATTTGCCACGTCTATTGCATCTGCATCAAAGGTCGTACCCCGGCTGCTCATAAAGGCAATTACATCTGCGTGCGGTGCATAGTGCGCATGTTCGTCCCATTCTTGCGCTGAGTTAGTCAAATTCACCAACGGGCCACTTGGTAGCGTATACATAAACACATCTAGCCCATAGGGACTATTTAGTGCCACGTCACTCGTAAATAAAATCTTGCTGTCATCGCGACTGAAGCCATGCGCCTCATAAAACAAACCAGCCGGTGTCAAGGTTGTAATGTTAGAAACGGTTGGCACACCATCCACAAAAGCAAAGTCGGCTAACTGTAATTCCCACTCACCGAATGGAGCCGGTGCGCTCACCCCCGCTGTCTTGCTTGCCCACAGTAGCTTTGTGCCATCATGCGAAAAACGTGGATTCAGCACGCCACTTACCGTTTCACCTGAGTAGGTCGTTAATTGCCACCACTCAGACCCGTCCGCTTTGCACACCCATACATTGCATTGATGGCCGCGCCCTGGCTCGGATAGGCTGCGCGCTCCGTTGTGTGTTTCCATCTCCACTTGACAGACAATGTACTCACTGTTCGGATGCCATGCCGGGAAGCCTTTATGCCGTGTGCTAGTTGGCCCGCCTGTCACCGCTGGAAACGTGATGCACGTTTCGCCTGTCCCGCTCGGACTAATGGTGAATAACTGATAGTTGCCGTCATCATCTCGCCTATCAAAGGCGAGTTTAGTGCCATCTGGCGACCAATCCACCTCGCCACCATAGCCCAGGAAGTACAGCGAATTAACACCATTTGCTAGGCCATAGTTAAAAAAAAACCTGCGTCGGCCTGCGTGGGTATGTACCCCTTGCCCAAAGCGACCGATTGAATACGGCCCCCGAAATAGGCTGCTGCGCTTGCTTGGCGTCCGATGTTAAAAGCCGCTGCGCTATCGAAGATACCTGTCGTGTGCGCCGCCGTGGTAAATGCACCGCCGTCAACCGAAATACCTAGCAAGTTGTTTGTTGCATCGTGATAAAACACAACCAGCGTCCAGGTGTTTGCAGTAAGCGCATTTGTCGCAGTTACCGCTCCATTGCCTGTGGATGTACCGTCCGGCGAAACCTGGAAAACGACGTTGGCGTTTGATTGCGCTAGCTGCCATTCTCGATTGCCTGTTGTGTGCCACTTGCCTACAATACAGGTTGAAACGTTGACAGCCGATGGGTAGACCCAACACGCGCCCCACAGATCTATGTTGCCAGATGACAACGTGGCGCTGTCGGCTGCGCTTAAAAATTCGCTGTTGGCAATAACAAACTCCGCCGCCAACGGATAGGTATGCCCCGCCGCACTTGTGACCGTGTTGTTATCGGCAAGCGTGCTGCTACCTTTTCGATCTAGGCGATTACCGCTCGCCTCGTCAAGCGGCCAAAAGGCAACTAGGCTGCTGGCTAACGAGGTGTTGTTTAGATACCACGGATTCGCACCCGTTAGGCGCGGCCCTGGTATTCGACCGATGGCAATGTCTTTTCCGACCTGCAAGCCATACCCGTTACCTATCTGCATGTCATTTTCCCCAACGCCCTAAACTACTAATACACGCTCTCGGTGAAATAACGTGCGCTCCACCGAAACTGTGAAGTACCCGCTGCGCTGAAAACAAGGGCTGTATTAGTAGGCAAACGCCACTCATGCCCAACATGCGCTGCCCCAAACCCGTAGGCGCTGTATTGCTCCAAATCGAAGCTCGCTGTTGCCACTGTGCCAAATTGCACCGTTCCAGCCGTTGCGGTTGCGCCTGACAATTGCGCTGTGAAATAATCCACAACTAGCCTACGCGCTGCGCCAGGAGCGTCAATCAAATGCACCGTGCCGGTTTGCGAGACTGTGCCACTGGCATAGGTGTACTCTTGTACAAGCAGCGCATCGCTTGCAGTCGGTGAGGTGTTTGCCATCTATCCCCTGCTACTTTCTTCGTTAAACGTTATCGCCTCGACGCGCACAGCGGTTAGCCAACTCTCATCATTGTTGACGCGTGTTATTTCATAGACCCTATCAGCACTCTTGATACGGTCGCTGGCTGTGACCACGGCATCATGGTCTAGCGTTAAATCCCACCGGCTCATAGCCGTAGTTTGCCCGCCAACCACCGTTTCACCACGCCCCCGCAAATCCATCGGACGCGCTCGCAGCGTTGACGTGCCAACCGCTAGCCAACTCGCTTCAGCATCACTAAAGCCGCCCATGCCATCAGCGGTGGCTGTGCCAGCCGTGAAGCGGTAGATTGTGCCACTAGCCGGACGGATACGCTCTTGCATGTCACGCATCCAAGACAGGTCTGCCGCGCCGATTAGTTGCCCCATGTTGCATCGCTCCACATATCGCCACGCTCGAAACTATGACGGCTCACGCTGCGATTGCCCCATTCGGCCATGCTCGTATACTTGGCGGCTCTAGCCATGTACTGCGTTTGCAGTTGCGATGCCTTGAACGATGCCCCATCTGCGCTGAAATCAAAGCGGTCTGCTACGTGGTCAGCTTTCATCGTCCACACCTCAGCCGCCGCCGCATTGAGGTCATAAGCACGCCCGTTGAGATAGATGGCGCTACCGTTGGTGTTGCTGCTGAAGGTCACGCGCCCGCTGTCATAGTCAGGGCTATAGAGGGCTGTGCCGACGCGCACGCCAGTGTCAAAAGCCAAATAAAAAACGGCTGTTCCGCCGCTGGTTGCCTCAAAATTGTGATAGCGAGAGGTGTAGTCAAACCACTGCGCTGTTCCGGCTGTGCCTAGTACATAGTGACTAGCCAACACCTCATCGCGCACGTCTAGCCGGTTACGGTCTAGGACATCTTCCAACTGGTCATCTGTCCACCACAGCGAATTGCCGACCGTGTAGTCGGCAATCCCTGTGCTAGTCATGCCACGCAGACGCGTGATTAGATTTGCCATCCCGCTACGCGCTGCCATGTGGAATCCTTACTATTCGCCAATCCCGTCAACGTAGTCAATTTGCACTACGCCAGCCGTGAATGTGCCGGTTGTGCTTTCGTCATAGGACAGGACAACCAAATCGCCCGCTGCTACAGACGCATCGGTGATGGGGAGAGCTGTCGGGGTCAAGCCCACCCAACCCGGAGCTGTGCCACTGGCAGCCGTTCCACCGACAATGCTCGTAAGGGCATCGGTCGCTGTGCCAGCAGATCCACCGTTGAGCAGTTGCAAGGTGAAAAACACACTGCCATTTGCCGCCAACGTGTTAGCCGCTGTGTAGTAAGCCGCCTTCAGGGTAACGGTGTGCGGTGCGCGCCAGATGGGGAGTACATCATCTGCCGCCGGGTCATAATCAATATAAGCTGTTACGCTCTTCACTAAATCGCCAAACATGTTCTAGTCTCCTTATGCGGGCTCGGTGGCATCGGCTGTGTACTTGACGCCAAACGGCTGCCGAATGATGCCCGTTGCAAACCCACCCGACGCATTGAGTTCCCACGCCTTGCGGCTGGCATCGCGCTCAGGCTCCAACGTCATCGCTTGGCGGCTGTCAAACCCGATTGCGCCAGGATTGAAGATGGCGCTCACTGCATCGTCACTGGCGTCAATATCAATGTTGGCAGAAATGAACCACTGCATATTGAGCCAGTTGCCAACATAGAAGCTGCGCAGGGCATCGTTAGCCACATCACCAAGCAGAGCTTGTTGAGAGGACGGTTGACCAAGTTCCACCCACACATCGTGCCAGTGGAAAGGATGGATCACCGTATAAATCGGATTCGGCGCTTTGTTGTTGCGCAAAACCGACACAGCGGTAGCAAACTTAGCAAGCGTGGCGGAGCTACCGGCCCCCGGCCCCTTGTCAGTGCTGAAGCTGGCGAACGCTGCCAGAATGTCAACGTCAATCTTGGTTGCAATGCTGTTGCCAAGCTCAGTGGAAGCATCGGCCATTGCACTCTGCGGGTCAGTGTCCATACGCTCATCGGTGAGGATGGCTTGGGACATTACCACATAGGGAGTTAGCGTTGCCGCCAACGTCTTGTTAAAGGTGGTCGGGTTGGCGTAATCAGCGCCCTCTGCCTTCGTGGTGGCGGTGACTTCGGGATAGTCCGAAATCTTGCGAGCCATCCAACCTGTCGCGCTGTAGTTGCGCACCAGGCTAGTCATCAGGTTATTTTCGCGGGCAACGAAACGTGCATCCTCGAAAATGTTATTAAAGAGTGAATTGAGGTCACTCACCAAAGAAATAGCCATCTACCTACTCTCCTATCGTCGTCTTTACGGGCAACTGCACACCGCCATTTGTAAAGAATCCACTCCCCGCCGCCCCGTACAGTGAGCGTCGCCGGTCAGCATCGGTCCGCT